TCAAACGCTATAGGTCTACACTTCTACCCAATCTGGGAAGCAGCAACAGTAGACGAGTGGTTATACAATGGTGGCCCATACCAGTTGATAATCTTCCACTTCCTAATCGGAATCTCTGCCTACATGGGTAGACAGTGGGAACTATCATACAGACTAGGTATGAGACCTTGGATATGCGTTGCATATTCAGCTCCAGTATCTGCTGCGTTCGCAGTATTCTTAGTGTATCCTTTCGGTCAAGGTTCATTCTCAGACGGAATGCCACTAGGTATCTCAGGTACATTTAACTTCATGTTCGTGTTCCAGGCAGAACACAATATTCTTATGCACCCATTCCATATGGCTGGTGTTGCTGGAATGTTCGGAGGATCTTTATTCTCTGCAATGCACGGATCTCTAGTTACTTCATCTCTAATCAAAGAGACAACAGAAACTGAGTCACAGAACTACGGTTACAAATTTGGACAAGAAGAAGAAACATACAACATAGTTGCCGCTCACGGTTACTTTGGTCGTTTAATCTTCCAGTATGCTTCATTCAACAACTCAAGAAGTTTACACTTCTTCCTAGCAGTATTCCCTGTAGTCTGCGTATGGTTAACCTCAATGGGTATCTGTACAATGGCGTTCAACCTTAACGGTTTCAACTTCAACCAATCAGTTGTAGATGTAAACGGTAAGATCATTCCAACATGGGGAGACGTTCTTAACAGAGCTAATCTAGGTATGGAAGTAATGCATGAAAGAAATGCACACAACTTCCCACTAGACCTTGCATCAGCAGAGTCAACAACAGTTGCTTTAACAGCACCTTCAATCGGTTAATATTCAAATCGACACACTTCTTAAGACCTCTTCACAGGGGTCTTTTTTTATGGTAAAATATAATCTAAATAGTTTTTTTAGGATAAGATTATGTCTTGCGGAGATCATGAAAAAATGAATCCTATTGTACATGCGTTGTACCATGTAAAGGAATGGGATAAGAAAATGGCAAAGAAATTTCAAGATAAGTTTGGACTTACAGACTATCAAATGAAGTGCATTGCTTTCGCTAAAGGATTTATTATCGGTGCTATTCTCCTTTGAAAAGACCTTCGGGGAAGGCGTAGACCCTTGGTACGATAAAGCCGAGAGATGGGTGAAGAAGAAATTCAAGAACCCATTTGTACAACACCTTGCACTAGGTTTCATCGAATGGTTGAAACAACAGTGGATTGAAGTCAAGGTTGCTAATGCAATGAGAGATATTGATAAACAAACCGAACAAATTAAAAAAATCTGGGAGGAACAAGATGACAGAAGAGAACCGATTATCGTGGAGGAAGGAGTATTTGGCGATGAAGCCTGGTCTATCGAAATTTCAAACCCGATTGTTGGAGGAGGGCCCACATCAATTGGCACAAGCATGGTTCCTCCAAGCGATGCACAATGAATACAAGAGAATGAAGGGGATTAAAGAACCTCCTTACCGTGAATCTGGTTATCAAACAACACTCAAAGAGTGGTTCCAAACTTACGAAACCAAATGAATTTCACCGTTTACTCAAAATCAGGATGTGGTTATTGCGAGAAAGTTATTTCTGTGTTACAATTAGCAGAACTAAACTTTGTAGAATATAAACTTGATCGAGACTTCGACAAGAAACAATTTTACTCTCAGTTTGGCGAGGGATCTACCTTCCCTCAAGTCTCGGTAGACTCGTACACCATTGGTGGCGCTGCCGATACTGTTAAATACTTACAAGAATACAATCTAGTAGAATTATGATTCATTTGCGTGACGACATTCTTAAGTCACAAGTTCGTTATTATGAAGGTTTAATCGCCAAACATAAACAGAATGTCGAAGTTTACCTTACCTACCCTGTAGGAATAGGAGAACACCCTGATATTATGGCAGCAATAGACGGTGAAATAAATGCCGTCGCTCAAGCACATGAGAAAATTGAGGTCATCAATCACTATTTTTTAGGGAGGTAAAGATGCACGGAAATTTAGAACCAGAAGAGGATTGGTTTAGACCAACTCCAAAAGAACATGTCAATGATCTTTGGGAAGACATGGACAGACTTAATGCTTTGTATGAGGAAATGGATTGGCCACCTGATGATGTCTTGGAATTTACTCCAGACTATGCCAACAATTGTATTATCATAAAAAATAAATCTCAACATGGAAGATAAACTTGATACTATTCTTCTTAGACTTTCTAAGTTGCAAAAGACTGTAGATGCTCTAAAAGAATCAATGGATGCTCATAAAGTTGAACATGGTTTTGCTAAGATGCAAGATGGCGGTGTGAACGCACAGTTTACTGGACAACAATCTCCGCCAGGAATGGGTGGTATGCCAATGGGTGGCGGAGGTATGCCTCAAGGCATGCCTGGAATGGGTCAAGGTATGGGTCAGGGTTATCAGATGCCTGGTCAAGGAATGCCTATGAGAGATGATCCTTCCAGACCTCCTATGTAAAAACCGCTTTTAGTTTACAAAATAGCGGAAAAAAAATTCGGGTAAAAATTTGAGCCGTAGGGTCGAATGAAATTATTAGCACTTCGTCTGTGTGCCCACGATTCAAACGTGACATACTTTGACGGTGAACAATTAAAATACAAATCTTTTGAAAGAGACTTCCAAGTAAAACACTTTGGGTTTGAAGGCATATATGCTTGGACAAGAATATTAGATGAATGGAATATAATTCCTAGTGAAGTCAATGCCGTAGGAATAGTATTAGATTCTTACGTTTACAATGAGATAAATTCTGATCCATCTAAACTAACAGAGATAATAGATATTCCTCTGTTTAGGGATATTGGATTTACATGTACAATCCATAGAGTAGATCATCATTATGCACACTCATTAAGTTTTTGGCCTCTGGGTGTAGAACCAACTATCAATTTTGTATTTGATGGCTTCGGTGATGATTGGATGTATCGTAGTGTATGGAGAGGAGATAAACTTATAGACAGTTGTAAATCAAACGGACAGATGATTCATTACTCATCTAGTTTGGGATTTATTATGTCGAGAATGGGCATGGTTCTAAAGATGAGTGGTAATTACCTTGACCATGCAGGGAAGGTCATGGCATTAAAAGCATTTGGTAAATATAATCCTGATGTGGTGCCTGTAGATCACATTGATGATCTTAATAAGTTATGGGATTTTCCTGTAATAGAATCTCATTTAAGTGATCAACAATATGTTGTTGACTATCTTTCCACTGCTCACAGATACACAGAACAAATATATCTAAAACATTTCAGAAAGTTTATCAAACCAGATGATATTGTAGGATACTCTGGTGGTATTGCACAAAACACTATCATTAATAAGGTATTGAAAGATCAGATACCTAATCTAGTCATACCACCACACGCTAACGATCAGGGATTATCTATTGGAGTAATAGAATATTTAAGAAAAGAATATAACTTAGATCCTTTTAAAAAAGATGGGTTTCCATTTTGGCAAGACGATGAATCAGTGCCCAGACCCTCTACAAAGACGATAAAAGATACAGCTGAGTTACTTGCTCAAGGAAAGATTGTGGGGTGGTATCAGGGTCATGGAGAGATCGGGCCTCGTGCATTAGGAAACAGAAGTATATTGATGAATCCATTTGATCCACAGGGAAAAGATTGGATCAACAATAAAGTAAAACACAGAGAACCATTTAGACCATTTGGTGCCTCAGTGTTAGAGAATAAAGTATCACGGTACTTCTATTGGAATGGCCCTTCTCGATACATGTTATATGTAACTGATGTTTTAGAACCAGAGAAGTTTCCCACGATTACACACGCTGATGGTACTTGCAGAGTGAATACTGTACCACCAGAACAAGAGGATTATCATATGTTATTACAGGAGTATGAGAAGTTAACTGGTGTGCCTATATTATTGAATACCTCTCTGAATAACGGTGGGAGACCTATCGCAGGCAGAGTTTGTGATGCTCTTGAGTTGTATTATAAAACTGATTTGGACACTCTAGTTGTGGGTGATGAAATCAAAAATAAATCTTAAGATACGGAAAACTGTATCAAGAAGGTAACGTTTGTTACAAATTACTTGACTAAATAGTAGGAAATGTGTTATAATTAACACAATCGTTCATCCTATGATAGAACTCACACTACTGGCATCACTCCTCGTTGAGCATAACTCATTCCATTGGGATATGTCATGTTCAGAGTGGAATCAAAACAGAATCGA